TGTTACCAGGCTTTTTATGTTCTTTAATATGGCAACTCTTACAAAGCGTCATACACATATCAACATCTGCTGATTCTAAAGGCTCCCAATGTATGCCTTTTAAATGGTGACAATGTAATGATTTTGTAGAACCACATTTCTGGCAAGTCCAATTGTCTCGCTCTAAAACCATTTGCCTTAGCTCAGGCTGTACTTCTCTAGATGTTGATAGTTTAAAATCTTTTGGCCATTTTATTTTTCTGTATATAGGGCATTCAAACTTACATTCTTTAGAGCAATATAAACGGTTTTCACCTACAGCACTTCCATTTAAGGATTGTATTCTCATTCTTATACTATTTCTTTTAGGTATAAACCATTTACCACAATAAGCACATTTGACTTCTAGAATGTTTTGATCTTCTTTATTTCTTCTAACGCTTTCACACCATTCAATTTGTGAAGCATAAATATCATATTTAGGAATATTTTCAGAAGCATATCCACCATCCCAATATGGGTTTCTGTTTCCAGAAAACATTTTACTCATTTTTTCTCTATGTTCTTTATTTTGCCATAACTTTATGGACTGTTTACTTATTTTCTTTTTTGTTTCTTCAGATGTTATTGTTCCTTTTTTAGACTCACTTATTTTTCTTCTTGTTTCTTTTGTAACCCTTATACATCCAAAACTACAAAAAACACCTTTACTACCCTTTAATTTCAAAAAGTCATTGCCACATTCCTTACATTTTTCAACATATACATATGTTTTACCTTTAATTCTATCATAAAAATCACCACGTCTACTTATTTGTATATTTTCTAAATTATCCCAACATATTTTCATAATTCAATCTCCTTACTAGATTTTATTAAATATAGAGTTAGGTAAAATAAGTAAGGTATTTTACCAAAGGGAGCTACCCTCTGTCCTCTTATATTCTATTTATATATATTTATCAATTTATATATCTTCTACTCTAAAGTAGTCGTAATTGAAATTCACCATACAATCCAGAGAGACATCGCCTTCTCTTTGGTTCATGGATACCTCTCCCAAAGTCGTGGGCCATATACCCACGAATGTTATATTCAGAATTTTTACCTTGAAATTATTCATAAGAATCAATGAAGCATCCACTTTAAAATTGGATTCTCTTTCCATCATTTTATCATTGTTATTATTGACATATGCCATCCAATCAAAAAGAAGTTTCCAGTTTTGAAAATAATCATCTACAACAAAATTTACCAGCCATTGATCAAATTCCATAGGTGATTGAGCACCCTTTACTTTTGTATTTTGCCACATTTTCTCTTCAGTATTTAAACTAAGAGAAGGCACAATAGCACTAAAGATGTTCAAAACCAATGGTATACCACCAGACAAAGACGTTTGAGTTGGCAATAATGGAAACGTCAACATAAAATTTGTTGGTGCAGCCTTGTTTAAGCTTATATTTGCATCGCCACAAAGAGACATTATGGACCAAACTCCTCTAATTTAGTTACTGTATTGTTATCATCATCTTTCCAACCTATTGTCAATTGCCTTATACCACCAGACGGAGCAGCCGAAACAGTTGATGATGAAAATGATCTTGATTCAAATACATCTTCGTTTGTATAATAGCTAGCTATAATACTTTTTATAATTCCACTATCTGAAATAGGTTTAAATAGATATGTTTCTACTTGAAAATCAATTGTATAGTTTATAACCCTATAGTCTTCATCTGCCATTTCAAGCGAAACTTCAGGCGTACAACTCTGAAATGTTACCTTTATATCATATGAACATCCAAGCTCTGGTATGTTCATTTTTATTTGTATGAAAGGATCAAACCAAGGCAACACTTGCTCAAGTATTTGATCTATATCACTCATATGTAGTGACCATATATTTAATGTGAATGTCAAATTATATGGCACTGGTAAAATATATCTTGAAACTGTTGCACCATCTACATCTGTTGTGCTTACTATTTGATAATTTGAATTGACTTTTCTATCTGATCCATAATCAATTGATGATATCCAGCCATTTATCATTGGTAACATCTGGTCATCTTTTCTTTCATTCAACCAATACCAAGCCTTTTCTTTGATTGCAAGCTTTACAGGGACATCTACATACTTGTTTATTGTAACCCCATCTCTCTCATATCTAGCAACTTTTATTCCGCCAAAAATATCAAGAAATTGGATTATTGTTTTTCTAAATGATTTATAATAAAAATATGTTCTAGCCATTTAATTATTCTTCTTTTACTTCTTCTTTCTTACCTTCTACAATTTTCTTATAAGCATCATTTATCTTCTCTGTCCATTTGAATGCTTTATCCAAATCTCTTTTAACTTCATCAAATCTTTCCTTGTCACCCTCACGAACTTTCTTGTAAATCTCATTTATCTTTTCTTCTTCTTCATAATTTCTATATGTTGCCATTTTTATATTCTCCTTTTAATCGAATCCATATACTGAATCATCATAATCATATATTTCATCACTCTCTTCTTCTATATATTCATTATCACCATAAGCTGTTAGTGGTTGTGAAGTTGTATCCGGATCTAACGCAGGTGATGGATCTCTATTAAATTCTGTTATATCATCTGGGCCGGTTCTGCTCGCTGTTGATTGAGACTGATCACTAAATCTAAATGGTTTCAGAATAAATGCCCAAATTGGTTTATTCAATTGAAAAATTCGTTCTTCCTCGTTTACATCAGCTATCTCATATGTTCTACTGTTCCATAATGTTTTTATAACATCACCAGGTTTTGGATGATATCCGGCACTAACATCTCTGGTGAATGTAAATTTCGGCATCAAAGCAAATTGTATTTGTTCTTCTGAATGAATACCAAAACCAGTTGTCATTGTTGGTTCTTCTGTTGGATCATATACAATTTTAGACTCTCTAGCTGGCAAATAACTTGTGTTTGTTGATTCACCATATAGGTCATCCATCGCTATAGTTTCATCTCTTATATAATACTCTATTTTTATTCCAGCGATATCTGTAAACTCTGTAATATACCCCTTGAATAAATCCTGCTCTGTATTACTAGAAATATCATATAATTCCCACTCATTCTTACCCATTTTTCAAAAAATCCATTTGTGCTTTCATTATTTTTTCGACAACACCTTCAAGAAGATCAATTCTCTTTTTGAGTTTTTCAACTTCTGATATGTCTGTCTTATTTATACTCTTTTTCTTTGATTTTTTTGTATCTATGTATTCTTTCATTTTGGAATCAAACACACCCCATCCATCTGTATTTTCTTTTACTTCTCCTAATGCTGATTTTTCTGGATCAACATAACCACCAAGCATTCCACCATCTGGATTATCTGGTGTTGGCTGTGCTATTTTTATTGGCCTGGAAGCCGTACCATCTTTTAACATTTTTTCATATGCATCGAAAACTGACATAAAATCACACTCCTAATATCTATTTATATTATGTTAAATAAAATTTTAAATTTGTTGTTGTATTTATATATTCTGGTTCTATCCTTACTGGATTATTAATAATTGTAAGAACATGATCTAATATAGTCCATGTCATTGTGAAAACATCTAAATCTATATCCACATCCGTTTGTGTCATAGAAGACGAGCTTGATGACTCACTTGAAGAGCTAGAACTTTGTGAAGATGATGATTCAGAACTAGAACTAGAAGAACTTGATGATTCAGAAGAACTAGAACTTGATGATTCAGAAGAACTAGAACTTGATGACTCAGAAGAACTAGAACTTGATGACTCACTTGACGAACTAGAAGATTCTGAACTACTGCTAGAAGAACTCTCTGAACTAGAGCTAGAAGAACTCTCTGAACTAGAGCTAGAAGAACTCTCTGAACTAGAACTTGAGGAACTTTCACTTGACGAGCTAGAACTTTCCGAACTTGAGCTTGAGGAACTTTCAGAGCTTGAGCTAGAAGAACTTTCACTTGAAGAGCTAGAACTCTCTGAACTTGAGCTTGACGAACTTTCCGAGCTTGAGCTAGATGAGCTTTCACTTGACGAGCTAGAACTTTCACTTGACGAGCTAGAACTCTCCGAACTTGAACTAGAAGAACTCTCTGAACTAGAAGAACTAGAACTTTCACTACTTGAGCTAGAAGAACTCTCAGAACTACTTGAGCTAGAACTCTCCGAACTTGAGCTAGAAGAACTCTCAGAGCTAGATGAGCTAGATGATTCAGAACTTGAGCTAGAAGAACTCTCACTTGAAGAACTAGAAGAACTTTCCGAGCTAGAAGAACTTTCCGAGCTACTAGATGACTCAGAAGAACTAGAACTTGATGATTCAGAAGAACTAGAACTTGATGATTCACTTGACGAGCTAGATGATTCAGAACTACTTGAAGAGCTAGAACTTTCACTACTAGATGAACTCTGTGAACTAGAACTTTGTGAACTAGAACTCTCTGAACTAGAACTTTGTGAACTAGAACTCTCTGAACTAGAACTCTCACTTGACGAGCTTGAAGATTCACTTGACGAGCTTGAAGATTCACTGCTTGAACTAGAAGAACTCTCACTTGATGACGAGCTAGAAGAACTTTCACTTGATGAGCTAGAACTCTCCGAACTTGAGCTAGAAGATTCTGAGCTAGAAGAACTTTCACTTGATGAGCTAGAACTTTGTGAACTAGAAGAACTAGATGAACTTCTTGAACTTACGCTAGAAGAACTCTCTGAACTAGATGAGCTTTCACTACTTGAGCTAGAACTTTGTGAACTAGAAGAACTAGAGCTTGATGACTCACTTGACGAACTTGAGCTTTGTGAACTAGAAGAACTCTCACTTGATGAGCTAGAACTCTCACTTGATGAGCTAGAACTCTCACTTGACGAGCTTGATGAACTCTCACTAGAGGAACTAGAAGAACTCTCCGAACTAGATGAACTAGAACTCTCACTTGAGCTACTTGATTCACTTGACGAGCTAGAGCTCTGTGAACTTGAAGAACTAGAACTCTCCGAACTTGAACTAGAAGAACTCTCCGAACTTGAGCTAGAAGAGCTTTCACTTGACGAGCTAGAACTTTCCGAACTTTGTGAACTAGAACTTGACGAGCTTTCAGAGCTTGAGCTAGATGAGCTTTCACTTGAAGAGCTAGAACTCTCTGAACTTGAAGAACTAGAAGATTCAGAACTAGAACTAGATTCACTTGAGCTTGATGAACTCTCACTTGACGAGCTTGATGAACTCTCACTTGACGAGCTAGAAGAACTTTCCGAGCTTGAGCTAGAACTTTGTGAACTAATAGAGCTTGAACTTTCCGAACTTGAACTAGAACTTTCCGAACTACTAGAGCTAGAGCTTTCCGAACTTGACGAGCTTGATGAACTCTCACTTGATGAGCTTGATGAACTCTCACTTGAAGAACTTGAGCTTTCACTACTTGAGCTTGAAGACATCTCACTTGACGAGCTTGAACTCTCACTTGACGAGCTTGATGAACTTTCCGAACTTGAACTAGAAGAACTCTCCGAACTTGAACTAGAAGATTCACTACTTGAACTAGAAGAACTCTCACTTGAAGAGCTTGAAGAACTCTCACTACTTGATGAGCTAGAACTCTCTGAGCTTGAAGAGCTTGAAGAACTTTCACTACTTGAGCTTGAAGAACTTTCACTTGAAGAACTAGAGGATTCAGAACTAGAAGAACTCTCAGAACTTGAACTAGAAGATTCACTTGACGAGCTAGATGATCGTGAAGAACTAGATCCAAAATACAATCTATCATCAGTAAATTTTACATAGTCACCACCAAACTTCAAATATTCTCGATCAACCGAACTTCTACTACTAGAAGAACTCTCACTTGACGAGCTTGAGCTTTCCGAACTTGAGCTTGAGCTTTCCGAACTAGAAGAACTCTCACTTGAAGAGCTAGAAGATTCACTGCTTGAAGAGCTTTCACTTGAAGAGCTAGAAGATTCAGAGCTTGATGAACTAGAAGATTCTGAACTACTGCTAGAAGAACTTTCAGAACTTGATGAACTAGAGGATTCAGAACTAGAAGAACTTTCTGAACTAGAAGAGCTTTCAGAACTTGAACTAGAAGAACTCTCCGAACTTGAACTAGAAGAACTTTCAGAACTTGAGCTAGAAGAACTCTCACTTGACGAGCTTGAAGATTCACTTGACGAGCTTGAAGATTCACTGCTTGAAGAGCTTTCACTTGAAGAGCTAGAAGATTCACTTGAAGAGCTAGAAGATTCAGAACTAGAAGAACTCTCACTTGACGAGCTTGAAGATTCACTTGACGAGCTTGAAGATTCACTGCTTGATGAGCTTTCACTTGAAGAGCTTGAGCTTTCCGAGCTTGAGCTAGAACTTTCACTACTAGAAGAACTCTCACTTGATGATTCACTTGAGCTACTTGATTCACTTGAGCTTTCAGAACTAGAAGAACTCTCACTTGAGCTTTCAGAACTAGAAGAACTCTCACTTGAACTTTCACTACTAGAAGAACTAGAATTTGATCCAAATTCTAAACTCTCACCATCAAATGTTATATCATCTAAATCAAACCCTACATAATCTTCAGCCATTATATACCTTCAAAAATCTATTGCTCACCATCTAATATTTATAATATTATTTGCCTAAATTTACTGCTTTTTGATCAACTTTATCTATCAAGTCCATCATTTCTTTATCTATCAATTTTCCATTTTTGGTATCTTTTTCAATAGCAGCCATAAGTTTAGTAAGAGCTTTTTTATCTTTGGCACTAACTATTTCTTCCCTATACTTCATCCACAATTTTGACTTCATTTTTCCATACATAGGACTCTCAATCAAAATTTTGTCAATTCTTTCTAATAATATATTGTTTTCCATTTTATTGCTCCCCTCTATACTCTTTGTTTGTTTATAGTTCAACGTATCTACTCATTAATCCTTTAACTTATATTTTTGTAGCTCTGATACAATGTCTGTCATGATTTCTTTTAAAATGGAAACATATCCCTTACCAAGAAAATTTAAATTTGTTAGATTGGTGATTGCCGGATGTCCACCTGACTGACTCATTATAATATCCCATGCACTAATACTTACTTTGCTCAGTATTTGTTTTTGTTTATAACTTAAATCTCTAAATTGTTTATTTGTTATATCTTTTACAATATCTTTCCATTTACCTGTTTTTTCAAGATCAAGTCCTCTTATTTGGCTATTCTTAAAGGAATTTATAAGATCATCAAATGTATACCCCACAGCACCTTCAAGTCCTTTTTTTGTTATATCCATTTCATAAACTCTTTTCAAGGTTGATAAGTCAACGGATTTAGATTCAAAACTACTCTTATATTTCAACATTACTTTTCCTAATACAAGTTTGCCTAAATGAACTGGTGTATCACCGCCTTTGAATGGGTTCTTCGATGCTTGAACCAATCCAAGAGCCCATCCTATACAAAGAAATTCTGCTGTTGGATGATTTTTGAAAACAGTATATCTATCATATTGTTTTCCTTTACCCATTGCACCGCCACCATATTGACAAACAACACTACCAACTAATATTGATTCACCTGATTTTATATTCTTAATGTCACTTAATTTACCAGTTCTCGCTTTTGCCTTTTGTTGTGCATTATATGCCGCTTGATTTCTATCTATTTCTTCTGGTGGTATATATCCTTCTTTTTTAGCCATACTAACAATTGTATTAAATATAGATATCAATGATGGCTTTGCTGTAAGAACCAACTTATCAAGGAATCCAGGCTTATTTTTATATGATAACAACAATTTATTAGCAACAAGACCCATTGCTCTATGATTCTTTTCGATGGATATTGTCTTATCTACTTTGAATGCTGCTCTCATAATATCATCTGGTGTTAGTTTTTGTGATGCAAAGTCTGCTGAGTCAACTGTTGCTATTATTTGTATATCTTTATTTGGAAATATATCTCTACGAGAAATTGTCATTGATATATGCGAGACATTTGCAGGTGATTTAATAAACGAAACAGACATGTCTTTTGTTGCTCCTATATGTTCAGAATCGTGATGGTCTGTCCATAAATGAAACAAAGGCTTCGCGTGGGCGAAGTCAACGGCGTAAACCATTACTCCTCTAGGCGGTGCTTTCACGGAGAATTCGGTGCCGCCATATTGTATCATATGAGCATCTATAGTTTTTATGCCATATTGCTCTAGATAGGCTTTCATGCAAACGGCACTGGTAACACCATCTGTGTCTTGATGATAGTAACATACAGCCTTCTTAAACTTTTTGGCCCATTTTTTCATGTTACGAATTCCAGACTCATTCAAAATATTTTCATTCTCTATTAACTCTAATTTATTTAATATATCCATCCCATTTATCCTTTTTTCTAAGATTTTCTTCAGCCCATAATGGTTGTAAATTACTTAATGACCAACACTCTTTAAAATCATCACAATTATAATCTATTATGTTAAACGATGATATTGGTCTTATATGATCTATATGCCATTCTCCATGATTGTCCCAATCCATACCTGGTCTAAATTGTTTTTCCATATGATATTTAAACTCTTTTAACTTCCATCCAACAATGCTTTCCCAATGTTCACCATTTTTATTACCCTTTAAGGATGCTCTTATTGAATTTGATAAATTTCTACTTAATTTATATTTTCTATTAAATTCTTTACCTTTTTTACTTTGTTCCCATTTTTTGTTTCTTTTTCTTTGAGATCTTTTACCCTTCTCTGTTCTTTGATAATCCAGTCTACATTCTTTACATTTTTCCTTTCCTTTATGAAAATTATTCAACTCTAACCATCGACCACAAACTGTACATTTTTTTCTTCCATCGACTATTCCCATTCCTCCTGAACAAGGGCCGCATCTTTTACCACTTAACCAGTTATTACGATTTATAAAAATGTGATGCATTTCCGGACATAACATTTCTAGTTTACTTTTGACATTGACATAATCATTATATTCTGATATCATTATATAATTTTCTTCTTCAACAAATTGTTTAACTTCATTGAACATTCTTTTTTTATGTTCAATACCATATCTTTCTTCGTATTTCATAACACTATCTCCTTAGTAGATTTATTATATGGGAGTTAGATTAACTTACTAAGGTTGTTAATCAAAGTGGCCAAACTCTGTCCTCCCTCTTTATTTATTACTTCTCCTTTCTATTGTCAACGTATCAAGTGCAAAATCGCCCATACTCTTTCTTTTTACATTACCAATTTTATACTCTTTAAACACTTCTTGATATTTCTTAAACACATACTTAATCATCTTTTGAAAATGACTTGATTTCTTTTTTTGTGAATCATTGTTTTCTTTTGGTATTGTTATACTCATTGTAATTTTATCTGGTTCATTCTTTTCAATGAACATTTTAACAGATTTAAGTAGTCCAGCATATATTTTTGAGGCATTATATAGATCTGATATACTTGTAAATTCTTCACCTTTTTTGTCAAGCGAATATGATAGTTCATAAGAATTATTTTTATATGGTCCGCTAAATACAACTAAATATCTTTCTTCATCTACACCAAAATAATATCTTGTAGCATTATTTGTTGACCCTATTTCATCAACTTTTACATCTTCAAAATCAATCATTTCTACAATAACATCTATAGGCTGATTTAAAAATTCATTAATTACTTTTTCACGCTCACACATATATTCTTTAAAATTCATTTCCATTTATCCTTTTAAAATACTTTCAATAATGTATCTCTTGTACCTTCATTATTCACAACGAGATAATAACTTTTACAGTTTACTATACATTCCATTCTATCATTAAAACGTTTTGGATCTAAACACTTATAAAGATTTTTATCTTTATATTTCTCAAGTTCATCTACAAGTTCAGATGGTGCCTCATCTTCATCATCATAGTATGGATCATGTTTCGTATCAAAAAAATCATTCCAAAGATCATCAACATTGTTCCATATATATTTAAAATTACCTATAGGAAACACTAAATGTACTTTATTTCCAAATGATTGCGTAATTCCTCTATTGCCACAAAATAATCCTTCACTTCTTGGTGCCCATCCAAATATTTGATACAACACATCATCCATCATAGTATGTAATTTATTGGATATATAGGCAGCCTTTCTATTTTTTCTTGGTGTTATTGGTTTGCTTATAAGACCATCAAATTTTTTTTCAGTTGTTCCTCTATAAAGAAAATCACCAGCTCTTTTAACTTCTTTTATAATCTGTTTGCAATCTCTTTGAAGAATTTTAGCAACATCATAAATATAATTTGTATTAAGTTCTTCTTTGATATACTTCTCTAGTCTCATTTGCCAGCCTTCTTATGTATTTTATCCAATATCTTAGGTGGTATTTTATTTTTATCAATTTTAACAGGCGATGGATACCATCCTTTCATACTCCCTATTTTTGCCGGACCTGCTGTATCTTCACTTTTAGAAACAACTTTAAAAGAGCCGTTCTTTTGCTGTGTAATTATTAAGGCATATATATTATAGTCGCTTTGTTTCTGAACAACATAATCACCAACTTTTAAACTATCCTCAGTAATATATTGTGTTAGTCTCATTTGCTCAATGCCTCCACAAACTTAGATTTCTTTTTAGGTTTCTCTTCAATCGACTCTTCCTTAACTGGTTTTTCCTCAACTATAACTTTAGGGCTAGTCTTAACTTTGACTGATGGCAATACTACTTTCTCCATCATAGTTTGAATGCTACTCAAAGCTGCCTCAACTTTCATAGGAGCTTCCAATGTTATCTGGTCTTCCCACGGCACCAAGTAAGTATCATTGGCAATAATTTCAAGCTTGGCCTCTACATTCTTTTCATTCAATACTTCCTCTTTGAGAAAACCACTCAGCGCGGGTATCTCGACTACTATTTTACCATCCATTATTACAATAGGAAACCCATACTGGATTTTATTCATAACAATTTTCATTGAGCCTCTTAAATCTCTTGTTTCAATACCACTTACACTAACATCAAATTGTAATGACTTTTTCTCGTTTATGTTTAAATTAATCATTTTAAACCTCGTCTAATAATGTAACTTTTATTATTTTCTTTTTCTTTTTTATTTCCTGAACTCTAGAGATAGATACAAATGGTATTTTTTCTTCAACAAATGCGCTACCACCGCCTCTATCTATTGTTCTAATAGTAGGTTCTATTACTCTTCTATATACAAATTTTCCTCTTGTA